TTTATCAGGTTCAACTGCTCCGACTTATACTGGTTTGGCGTTATACGGTAATCCAAATCCAAGAGCAGCATGGACATTTATGATTAAGCATTTGGATAATCCAACCGAAGACGATGACGGTGACCGAGCACCAGTTAAGAAAAATTCCAGAACAAATTGGAATATATTCTGGCGTGAGAAGTTACAGTAATGCCTTCGATTCATCAGTTTTATGGGACTCGATGGAATTGGCTTCCTGCTGATGAGGGTGGATACCCGAATCAAAAGGTTGCATTCGATGGGGCAACAAGAACGATATTTGTTAATGAAGGTGTTACAGTACTTGACGTAAAGGAAGATCTATACAGTGCGTGGAAGGAATGGAATGTTGCTGCACAAGAGAGACCCCAACCTAGAGTTTGGGCTAAAGCATTTACTGCTGTTGGTGGTGACCCTATTACCGATACTCAAGATTTGGGTACTACATACTTCCTTGAGAACGACTGGAGAATTCAGCCTTTTGCGTCAAAGAACTCCTATACATTAACAATTGTAGGAAATTTATATACACGAGAAGCGGGAGAAACTCCGTTTTATTTTGCAGAAGGTGTGTCGGTGTCATTGGTTAGATCTAACATTGTCGATCTAATTACGGTAGAAGCAGTTGCGGTTTCTATAACCGAACAAGATATTGCCAATATTGCTTCGGCTACTGCTACTGCTACAGCGCCTCTTACCGCTGATGCGGTATGGGATGAAACGTTGGATGACCACCAAACTGCAGGATCTACTGGTAGGAAGTTGAAAGACAACATTAAGAAAAATCAGTATATTGCTTTGAGTTAAATGATTGATATTTATAAATAAAGGAGACACGATATGAGTGATTTTGATATAAAAGATGCAATAAATGCAGCAAAAGATAATGACGTTTTATCTTTCAAAGACGTTATTCATTCTGCAATTGAAGATAAAGTGTCGGCAGAATTAGAGTTGAAAAAAATGGAGTTCGCCGGAAACATTTTTAATGAACCGGAAGAAACTCCTGAGGTAGATTTAGAAATAGAAACTGAAATTGAATCAGACGAAGAAGCGCCTGAGGAAATTTCTAACGAAGAAGAACTAGAGGTCCCAGAGGAACAATAAATGAAAACTTTTATGGAATTCATTAGCCTACAAGAATCTTCTGTTGAAGAACAGATTGATAATGTAGTAGAGAATGAAGATGAGCGTCAAGCTTTGCATTCTCTATATAATAGTTTGAGTGAAGGCAACAGAGATAAATTTGTAGAGCGCTTGGCTTCGGATACCGAGAAGCTTGTTGCGTTTGCGCTTTCCAAATTTGATCAGTAAGTCTAATGTTTAATACAAACTAAAATGAAATCTTTTAAGCAGTTTCTAGAACAAAAAACTCCTAATTTGGTTGCTAAGCATGCTCGCAAATTCAACAAAGCATCGGTGCACAAGGATAAGAAGAAAGAATCTAAAAAAGGTTATACAAAACATAAGGGAACACATCAATGAAACTCATCACAGAATTGAATGAAACAGTTAGTTTCATCACCGAAGAAAGCGAAGATGGTAAAAAGTCTATGTTCATCGAAGGTGTCTTTATGCAAGCAGATCTTCCGAATAGGAACGGGCGCCTTTATCCATTTGCAGTTCTGAACAAAGAGGCCGAAAGATACAACGAAGAGTATGTTTCTAAGGGAAGAGCATTTGGTGAACTGGGTCATCCTGAAGGACCAACAATTAATTTAGAGCGTGTTAGTCATTTAATCAAGGACCTTCGAGCAGAAGGTACAGACTTTATCGGTAAAGCAAAAATCCTTGACACACCTTACGGTAATATCGTAAGGAACTTGATTGGCGAAGGCGCTCAGTTCGGTGTATCCACAAGAGGTATGGGTTCTCTTGAAGAACACAAAGATGGATACAAAGTAGTAAAAGACGATTTTCATTTAGCCACGGCAGCAGACATTGTAGCAGACCCTTCTGCTCCCGATGCGTTCGTTCGAGGTATCATGGAAAACAGAGAGTGGGTTTGCGTAGATGGCCACTGGATGGAAAAACAAATCGAAGAGTCGAAAAAGATTATTAAGAAAGCATCTACTAAACAATTACAGGAAGCGAAGTTGAAAGTTTTCACATCCTTCCTAAAAAGTCTATAGTTGAAACTATTGTTTTTATAAATAACTTAATAATTGACTCAAATTATTTAACAAGGAGAATCGTATGACAGCAGAAATCCAGCATGATTTAGAGGAAAACACTGTTGATACAGCGGTAGAGGAAGTGGTTGAGACAACTGAAGAAGTTGTTGAAGAGCAATCTTCTATTGATGTTGATGCGCTGTTTTCTGGCGAAGATTTGTCAGAAGAATACAAATCACAAGCTAAGGCTATCTTTGAGGCCGTTGTTGCTGAGCGTGTTAAAGAAAACACTGCAAAGTTGCAAGAAGAATTTGACGCCAAATTCGAAGAAGAAACCAACACCTTTGCTGAAGGTCTGGTATCCAAAGTGGATGAATACCTTGAGTATGTTGTTTCCGAATGGATGGAAGAAAACAAACTTGCGGTAGAGCGTGGTATTCGTGCTGAAATGGTAGAAGACTTCATGGTAGGTCTGAAAAACCTTTTCGTTGAGCATTACGTAGAAATCCCTGAAGACAAAGTTGATGTAGTTGAAAATTTCGCTAATGAAGTGGAGTCTCTGAAGGGTGAGCTTGACAAAGCCGTCAGTGAAAGCAGCGAGCTTGCTGAGCAGTTGAAGACGCTGAAGAAAGAAAAGGTAATCGAACAAGTATCAGAAGGGTTGACCGAAGTACAAGTTGAGAAGTTCAAGTCTTTATCAGAAAATGTTGAATTCGAATCAGAAGAAGACTATACTGAAAAAGCCGAAATGATCAAGAAGAAGTATTTCACAGAATCTTCTGAAGAAACATCAGAAAAAGAAAGTCTCGTAGAAGATGCAACTGAAGAGTTGTCTGAGGCTACAATTTCTCCTCTGATGCAAAGATACTCCCAACATCTTTCACGCATTGTTAAAAGTTAATTTTTTATAAATAATAACAGAGTTTAGAATTTACTCAAAGGAGAAAACTATGTCAACAGATATTTTACAGAAAAAGTGGGCTCCCATTCTTGAGCATGAATCTATGCCCAAGATCGAAGACGCTCACAAACGTGCTGTAATGGCTCAACTTCTTGAAAACCAAGAAATTGCTATTCGTGAAAGCCATTCAGGTGGCTATGTTCAGCAAACTTCATTGTTGAACGAAGCCTCCCCCACCAACAGCTTTGGTGGTAACGTAGGTACTGGCGGTCAAGGCCCTGCAGCGACTGACACCGGCTCAATCGATTATACTGATCCCGTACTGATTTCTTTAGTACGTCGTGCTATGCCTAATCTCATTGCTTATGACATCGCTGGTGTACAGCCTATGTCAGGTCCTACTGGCTTGATCTTCGCTATGCGCTCACGTTATGGCAATCAAGGTAATGAAGCTCTCTTTAACGAAGCTGATACTGATTTTTCTGCACAGAATGCCGCTGGCGATTTGACTGGTGGATCACCAGCCGTTCACGATGGCAATTCTCCAGTTGAAGGTACATACACAACTGGTAGTGGTATGACCACAGCCGCTGCTGAAACTCTCGGTTCTGGTGCAGCTAACGAAGGTCAATTCGCTGAAATGTCTTTCTCAATTGAGAAGGTCAGTGTTGCTGCTAAGAGCCGTGCTCTGAAAGCAGAATACACGATGGAATTGGCGCAAGACTTGAAAGCAGTTCATGGTTTGGACGCTGAGCAAGAACTTGCTAACATTCTTTCTGCTGAAGTTCTCGCTGAAATCAACCGTGAAGTTGTTCGTACTATCAACAGCACTGCTACAATCGGTGCTCAGCAAACAGCTTCTGCTGGTACTTTCGACCTTGACGTTGACGCTAATGGTCGTTGGTCAGTTGAAAAATTCAAGGGCTTGATGTTCGAACTTGAGCGTGAAGCAAACGAAATTGCTCGTGCTACTCGTCGTGGTAAGGGTAACATCCTCATCTGTTCTTCTGACGTTGCTTCTGCACTTCAGATGGCTGGTGTTCTGGATTATACTCCTGCTCTTTCTAACAGCCTTCAAGTAGATGACACTGGCAACACTTTCGCTGGTGTATTGAATGGTCGTGTTAAAGTATACATTGATCCTTACTTCTCAGCTGGTGCTTCTGGCAATCACTATGCAACTCTTGGCTACAAGGGTACTTCTGCATATGATGCTGGCTTGTTCTACTGCCCTTATGTACCTCTCCAGATGGTACGTGCGGTTGGTCAAGATACGTTCCAGCCTAAGATCGGTTTCAAGACTCGCTATGGCATGGTAGCTAACCCATTTGCTACTACTGCTGCTGACGGTCTAATCGATGTTGCTAAGAAGAACATCTACTATCGTCGCATGGCGATTGCTAACTTGAT